AATAATCACGATTAACAAATCCTAGATTTTGCACTAGATATTTTCTTTAGATAAGGACTAAAAATTTGAGTTTTTATATGTAATCTACTCGAAGAATTTTCCAAACCACTCTGAGACTTTATTAAAATTTAAAACAAAGGTTGCAAATCCACCAATAAAAAAGATCGTTAGAATATTAACAAGAAAGTTTTTACCAACTTCACTAAACCACCACCCAGCTCCTTGTTTTTCTGTCATAAACCCATTGATTGTATTCACTTTTGTTTCAACTATTTCCAGTTGGGCTTTAACTTTTGAATCAAGTAGTGCTTGGTCTTCAAGGGCTGCTATTTCGGAACTTAATGCAACATTTAAAAGATTACTAACGACTATATTTGCTTGATCACGAAAACCTTTTAAAGAGGAGTCAAGTTCACATTGTGTGTGAAATGTTTCCCACTCTTGATCGTTTGGGTCTCGTTGATGGCGCGATTTTATTTGATTAATAAAATCTATCTTATGCTTTTTATAAATTGTATAGGCAACAATACTTTCAAGATTGTACCCCTGATCATTTTCAGTAAGCCTTTGAAATACCCAGCTATATTTAGGGTCAGGAGTTTGACTCATAACCCTTGCATAGCCTTATTGAAAGCTGCATTCACTGCTTCCATATCTGGTTTAAAGTTACGAACAACTTTTCGACCTTCAGCAGACAATGGGATATCTTCTGCTGTGATACCAGGATTATCACGCAGCATTTGATTAAGACGACGGACACTCTCCACAGTAAAGACGCGTTTACGTTTTTCCATACTGCACCTGATTAAATAAAAATAGCACATCACTATCTTGACATAACGATTCACTATAGGCAATATGAAAAAACGCAGCAAAATCTGCGTACAAGCCTAGGAAACTTGTTAAATCCACAAAGCGCATAAAATATCGTCGCTTAAGCGACTATTTTTTTGCCAAAAATGTCTGATCGGCTATACTTGTTATGGTAGATCGGGCAGGGCAGCTTCGCGCTGGCCGTTAGCTTTGTGGACGGTTTTCCTAGCCTTGTTCGGTCTGCCACCATTACCCTAGGAAAGTGATGGCGGTGGGTTTTAAACCTACACAAAGGAATTCTCGTCATGAAAAGACAGATTCAAGCCCGCGCACACGCACATTTAAATCATGCTCAAATCATAGAGCACACCCCTATCCTTGATTTAGAAGCGTTCAAACAACGCCAGAAAAAGCGCAAAATTCACCAATTATTCAAAACGTTATCGACACATTCACGTTCTTATGTGCAGTCTTTATGACTTTCTCTATATTATTCATAGGGGGATAAGCTCATGACGACACTCGAATTACAAAATGCTGTATTCATTCAAAATGACCAAATTAAAACTGACAGTCTTAAAGTCTCTGAGATTTTTGGTAAACCGCATAAAGATGTATTGCAGAAGATCAAAACATTGGATTGTTCCGCAGAATTTAGCGAGCGAAATTTTTCGCCCGCTGATTATGTAGATGGGCAAGGTAAACCACGCCCAATGTATGAAATGACTAAAGATGGCTTTATCTTTCTGGCAATGGGATATACAGGTTCAAAAGCAGCTCAGATCAAAGAAGCTTACATAAAGGCTTTCAACCAAATGGCTGAGCTGCTCTTAAAACAGCGAAATCAATTGCAAACAATACAAGTTGGATCGGTAGTTCAGTTACGCTCAGGTAGCCCGAACCTAACTGTAAATAATATTTTTGATGATATTGCCGAGGTGATTTGGTTTAGAGGAGGGCGTATTGTTCGTGAACATCTTCCGATTAGTTGCTTAAGTTTGGGCGAAAATGATCAAATTGCACCGAATGTTGCGAGTTCACTTGAGTCATTTTGGTCAAACATGTACACACATGGCATTCACAACTTCAATCATAGCAATCGTACCGATCAAATTGCTATTAACCTCACACAAGTTCTAGACCTATTCCCCAATCTGTTTAAACGTCCAGATCTAATTCAGACTTTACCTCACAGTAAACCGCCATATCCTAAGTATTTGGAACACAATATTGCAATTCAGAGCAGGTTGGAACGTAAAACGATTCGTTGTTGGATATTTACAAGTAGTCAACCTACCATGATTGATGTCGGTCGCTAAGGGGAATGATGATGAACGAAAATATTATTCCCTATGTGCCTATCGCGCCTCGGGTACAAGCTACAAATGAAAAAAGCCGTCTACTCTGCGAACAATTATTTTTGCTCATAGACAGTGTGACCAGTAGTCAAATCCTTTTTAACCACCAGACTGATAAGGGATTCTTATCAATTTCCCCCGATCAAATTAATGATTTGATTGAAGAACTGTCAAATACTGATCATTCATTCAAAAAAATCGATATTAAGTTATTAAATGCGTCGCTAAAAGATCTTATTTATCCTATGTTTATTGGAGAAAATACCATTAACAGCCCGATCTGGAACAACACAGAGGTACGGGTTTGGCAATTTCGATTAAATCAAATTGCTAATGGGGTAGATATGGAACTTTTAACTAATGATGCAGAATTAAACTTAGATATGGCTTTAAGTGCTTTACGCATCTGGCGCAATTCACTCGAAGCTTCAGTGGGAGAAAAACAGGTTATTTATAATAATAATGACCTAATTTATAAATTGATGGATTTAGAGCAGCGGTTGCAAATAGTCCAGCAAAAACTAGAGGAATAGATAAAAGGCCCACTGTAAAAGGTGGGCTTTTTTATGCAGTACTCATTCTTTATTTTCGACTTCTTTTGCATATACAGAACTTAAACGCAGTAAAGCTTCCTGAGCTTCGGTGCTGAGCTGTCTATACGCTTTTAATAACAAACTTTCTTCACTTGTAAGGCCGCTAAAGTCGGGATCAATTCCTAGCAGCACATAACGAATATCAATGCCTTGTTTTTGTAGTTTTGCAAGGTAAACCCACTGATCAGGAACTTTGTTGCGAACATAGTTACCTAACGTATTTTCATGCGCATCGATACTTCTTGAAAGCGGTTTTGCTTTCAAACTCTTGCGTTCCAGTTCTTCTGTGAACCTTTGTGTAATCTCTACAGCCAAATTTTCGGACATATATTTCACCGATACTTATTGAAAGACTAAATATTTATGCTATAGTGATTCGTAGCACATCACTATAACCGTAGGATACTGTATGAGTACAGAAACTTCACCTTCTAATCGTTCCCGATCTAAAAAGATCAGCGGTGGTCGTGTTGCATGCATCGTTTATTTACCAAAAGAAGAAGTAACAGAAATCGATAAAGAGGTAGATGAAACGGATACAAGCCGTTCCAGCGTCATCGCACGAATCTATTACCAAGGTAAAAAGCAAACATCAACCAACGAGGACCCAAACCCATGAGTCGAATGAACCAAAAACGGGATAACCGTTACAACGTCAACCTAACTGATGATGAGTCTGATCTGTTTAAAGTCGTTTCGCGGTTAACAGGAGTTAATCCTGGTGTAATCATGCGTCAGCTTGTGATGAAACAAGCCTTAGCTTTGCTAATCGCAGAGGACATTCAAGATAACTTTAGCTTAGAGAACTACTTAAACAAAGGCGCATCAGATCACCTTTCTAGGAGCTGAATTGATGCCAACACAGGAAATAGCTCTTACGGATAAAGAGAAGGAAATTGTACAGGAAGTACAAAAATCTTTAGGTCATGAAACCATTGAAGAAACCATTGAGTACCTTGCCAGACAAAGGATCCAAGAACTACTTGGAAAATTAGCAGGGCAGGAACTTAGAAAGAGAAATCGGCATTTATTTTAAGGCAGTTTATTGAAAATGATGTTTCCAGAAACTAAAACTTTAGTAGTCGAAAAATTGAAAGATGTCTACGGCTTTAAAGTAAAAGGCAACGATAAATTGCGTGGTAGATGCCCAGACTGTAACCATAAGGAAGCATCAGCTTGGGTATATCCTGAGGAACCGTGGGTAGTTTTCTGCCCACGTAAAAACGAATGTGGTAAAGAAAACCACATTCGTGATTTATTCCCTGAACTATTTGAAAAATGGGAAAAACGTTTTGAACCAACTCCAGAAGATCCAAACAAAACTGTAAATGCTTACTTGGTTGAAGGCCGTGGCTTTCCTCTAGAACCTTTAAAAGGTCTATATACACAAGAAAGCATTACCCGTTATAAACCTAAGAAAACCACATCTATTACATTAAGATTCCCAATCACTGATGAAGAAGGGAACACAGGTTGGTGGCAGCGCGTTCTAGACGAACAAGGCGTTTTGCCTAAAACAACGTTTAAAGAAGATTGGTCTTCAGCTGGCCACGCTTGGATGACTCCAAACACAAACTATATCGAGTCTAAAGAGATCTGGATCACTGAAGGGATCTTCGACACGATCGCTCTTTGGTTATCAGGCATTACAAGTTTTTCAGCATTATCAGCTGGCAATTTCCCAAAAATTTTACTTAATCACATTGCAATGAAATGTGCCGAACAAGAGCTTTCTTTACCAAAGCTTGTGTGGGCATACGACAATGATAATGCTGGCCATGAAGGTATAAGAAAAAATATAGCTTTAGCTGAAGAACTAGGCTTCGAATCTGAAGCTGCTCTTCCTCCTGGTGGGCGTAAAAAAACAGACTGGAATGACCTTTATAAACAAGATCGTCTCAAGTTTTCAGATATAGAAACTTATAAATTTTACGGTTCTTTATTAATCGCTGAGAAACCTGTGGATAAAGGCATACTTATCTACAAGCGTTATGGAACCAAGTCGTTTCCTTTCGATTTTAATAACTGCGTCTATTGGTTCAAATTAAACATGGACAAATACGATGACTATATGAAGGGCATCGATTTTGAGCCAAGTGATAATGAAGATTGGGCACAAGAGGAAAAAGACCAAGCTACATCTGAACGTCGTGAATCAGCCATTCAGCATGCTGCGGATGTCGAAATTATGATGGAATGCCGCCCACATGGTCTTTATTACCAATACCAAAAAGAAATTGATGAAGCAGATTATTACTTTCAGATAGATTTTCCACGTGGTGCGAAGACGATTAAAAACACTTTTAGTCCTTCCCACATTTCTTCAGCTCCAGAGTTTGGCAAACGACTTCTACATGTTGCACCTGGTGTTTTTTATGAAGGAAACAGTAAACAACTTCTCGCTTTCTTAAAGCGTGAGCTCAAGGATATTAAGCGTGTTCAGCTTATTGATTATGTGGGGTATCACGCAGAACAAAAAACCTATGTTCTAGGCGATTTGGCCTATCAAGCTGGTAAGCAATATACGATCAATAAAGAAGATTATTTTGAGCTTCCACGCCATACAAACCTAAAGTGCAATGCACCATTTGTATTGGAAATAAACAAGAACCAAGAAGAGTATCAACAAACTTGGGTTAAAGATCTCATTGATGCCTATGGCGTGAAAGGCTTAATCGGTTTAACTGCATTTTTTGGTGGTTTATATGCACAACAGATCCGTAAGACTCACAAGTCTTTTCCATTCTTGGAGCTAGTAGGTGAACCCGGCACAGGTAAATCAACTTTAATCCAATTTCTATGGAAACTGTTTGGCCGTGTGAACTATGAAGGTCTAGATCCTACTAAAACATCCAAAGCAGGTTTAATCCGTACTTTACGCCAAGTATCTAACCTTCCAGTCGTATTTATTGAGTCGGATCGGCAAAGTGAAAACTCATCTAAGCAGTTTAACTGGGATATGTGCAAAACCATGTATGACGGTGGATCACTAGGTGCGATGGGTGTGAAATCAGGGGGTAATACAACATACGAACCATTATTTATGGGCACGTTAATTATTAGCCAGAATGCTGAAGTACTAGCTTCAGAAGCAATTATGGGTCGTATTGTTCACGTTAAATTCTTTAAAGACCAGCTAAGCAAAGCCAGCCTTTATGCATCACGTAACTTATCAAAATATGAACCTGAGAACGTTAGCCAATTTCTTTTGCAATGTTTAAGCAAAGAAAAAGATATTTTAGATGCCTTCAATATGGGCTATGAAAAATATGATGCGATGTTGCACCAGGAACAATACAACATCCAAAGCTCTCGTATTGTTCACAATCATGCCCAGCTTATGTCTCTATTTGATGCGATGTGCCGTCATGTAATTGAAGTGCCGGCACAAGTACAAAAACAGGTGACTGAAGAATTTATCAAGATGGCTCAGAGCCGTGACAAGGTCCTCAAATCAGATCCAGTCATTGTTCAGAACTTCTGGAACACGATCGAAGAAATGGAAGACTCCATAAGAAAAGTTGAACATGCAGATAGCGTCGTAAACCACTCGGCTAAGCCAGACATTATTGCCATCAATTTTGCTCATTTATACAAGGTCGCAGCGGATTATCGATATGCATTACCTGAAGTAAATGAACTGCAGAATGCATTACGTCACAGTCTTCATTACCGCTTCATTGAAGCCAACAAAGCCATACAAAGCAAAATTACCAGTTCAACAAAACGTTGTTGGATCTTCGAAAAACCAACATCACAACGGGATCAATCCCATTCATAAGGAGAGCAAAACTATGCAACAAGCATCAATTTTTAAAGGGCCAACAGAACTGCCTGAATCAGACAATACTTTAGTGGTCTTTTTTAAGGATGGCAGCATGTCTTCACCAGTTAGATATTGCTCAAGCTGCGAAGAGTGGCATTCACCAGCAGGAGATTTAAGAGAATCAAATATTCATCAATGGGCTTACAAAAATGAATTTTATGAAGCTTTTAATATTCCAAAATTTGAAGGAGAAAACACCGAAAAAGAATCAAATGCAGGAAAAGATCGGGCAGCTGAAATGCTCTTTAAGTTAGTACTTCTTTCTGCCTTGTCTTCAGCAACGAAGCAAAAATCACATTCATTTTTCTAATTACTAGCACACATACAGAAGCGGCCACTTCTGTATGTGTCACACAATCACGGAGAGCAATTATGCAAAACGATTCTAACGTAGAAATCACTCAAGCGGAAATTCCTGCTTATTTACAATGTGAGCCACGTACTTTCAAAGTCAAATATGACAAATGGAGTGATGTATGTGATTTAGAGTTCACACTTGTTATTAAATGCACTGATGAAGAACTTCATGAACACAATAATTTTTGGTCAAATCATGAAAGCCGTCTCAAAGAAAATAACGGGGATATTGTTACTGTCATCCTAAAAATGATTTCCAAAAGAGTATTTTGGGCTTGTTATAAAGGCAAAGATACGATTGCCTCAGACCATGCTGCTAGTTGGGGAATTAACTCAATATTTCATAGTGAAGGCTGGAGTCACAACTGTTTTGAAATAACTAAAATTTCTTTTGAGAATTATGTAAGTGGCGATGACTTTGAATTTGAACCTGTAGTGATGGAGGGATAAGCCATGTCAAATACTAATTTCCCTTTCTCATTAGCAGAAGAAATGTTCAATAACAATGTTGAATTTCATACGATTCTGCATGTTCCAACGTTAACAACAGGCCAATCAGTTCCTGAAGCATTTGAAGAATTTTTAGGAGATATGGATTCTAAAAATGCTGAAGATCTGGTTGAACAGTATCCTCAGCTTAAAGAATTTATAGATAACGTAAATCAATATTCAGACCGTGAATGGAATGAAGAACACGCCACTCATTTGATCCGTCATCATCCCAATTTTGAATTTTTAATTAGTATTCATATTGCTATACCGTTTAATTTCAAGTTTAACGAAGAAGGAAGATACCTATCTAATTCACTAGGAGGGCGGTACCGTTGCCAGTGGATTTTTGCAACCTCAATGAAAGATGCAGCAGATCAAGCAATTAAGTTATCCGAAATGATCCATGCAGAAGAAGAACAAAAAGCTCGTATAGAGCAAGGATTGGGGTTGTAATCATGTCTACAAAAAAATATCAGGTACGGATTCGTAAAGATTTATCAGATAGCCCAATTCAACAAAAAGCAGCTTCATTGCTTGGGGCATGTGCTGTTTCTGAAATCACAACTTTGGTTGGAAAGTTCGAAAATCTTAAAGACGCATTTGAGAAAATGGCGACTGTTAAAAGATTAGAAGAATATGAAATTATCTCAATCATTATGATTGATACGGATAACAGCGAGCAGCTTGGCGAGGATTTTGAATGGGAGGGCGAAACCAATGTCTAAATATCATTGTATTTGTGGTGGCCTTATCCTTCCTAACTTTGATGCCTACAAAGTAGGTGATGAAGTCAACTTCATGATCCAAAAAAGAGAAGGTGCATACCAAGGTAAAATTTTCGTTAGTCAAAAGGCACATAACGGAACAATTACTGAAATTAAAGGTGATGATATCACCGTCAAAACTCGTGTAAGAACCTATGTTCTATACAGATATGAAATGACTCCGAAGGAAGCACCAGGACCGATTGAATATTTACGAATTGGTCAATGTCGATGCGAACTTGATAAACAAAGCCAAAGAGGTAAAGAGCATGCAGTTCAATCTTAAAAATGCTTTGTTTTTCAATCTATTTTTCTCAATTTTGGTGAGCACTTCAATACTGGTTTTTGGAGAATACTAATGAACAAAAAACAATTATTTGCAGCAAAAGCACGACGCGCAGCGGATCTAAAAGCCCATCAAGATAAAGCTGCTCAAGGCCCTTATGAACTCAGCATGACTTTCTGTGTTGATGAAGTAAATGAAGTTATAGATAAATATCGGGAAGAAACTGGCTTGGAAGATGCCGAACTTACGCCAGAGCACGTGGCTTACATGGTTTATAAGGGAGATCTCATCATTTGCCTTAAAAATATTCTTATCCCGTTGTCACAAGAATGGACTCTGAATGTAGACAGTTATTACTTTAATCAAGAAACCGAAGATGAAATTACCGTTTCAGTTGAGTTTGAAATGGAGGAAATGCCTTTTAATGAGTTCAAATTCGGCAGCAAAATAAAGGTAGATCGTGGTCACGGGTTAAAAACAAGATGGAAGGGAATAAACCAAGAGCTAAACGATATTTTACTTACTGAAGTTCCTGAAGGTTATGAACGTACACGTAGCGAAGCAAAATTAACCTGTATTACTGGATTTACTGATTATAAATGTCTACAAGAATTTAACTTTGTCAAAAGGGTACTTAGAAAAAATGGTATTGATGGGATCCGTAAAGTGAACGAAGCCATTCAGCAGCACAAAGAATCTTCTGTGGCCAAGGTGAACGAAAGCATTTATCAGTACCAACAACCTGAGGTGGCTTAAATGAAAGAAATTTATCTAGGTTTAGGCTTCATGTTGTTCATTTCAGTTTGTTGCAATGTCGTCCTTCTTCAGGAGCTAAATCATGCCGCATTTTAAAATGAAGATAATAACAGATTTTAATGTTGTGGTTACAGCAAGTGATGAAGCTGCAGCACTTCAATTTACTCAAAACCAATTTTCTAATATTGGTGGTGAGCCATCTATTCAAATATGGGGAGAAATTCATCCAGATAGACTTGATAAGGAAATCGAATGGGATGCTGAAGAGCACTTTGATTTGGAGAAACTAAAATGACAGCTCTAATTTTTGATACTGAAACCCATAAATTGCATGGCGATATTATTGAAGCTGCTGCAATAGAAGTCATTTTCCCAAGCTTCAGATCTGATATCCCAATCATGCAAACCATGTTTGACTTCACAAAACGTTATAAGCCAAGCGAACCAATTTCTATAGCAGCAATGGCTGTACATCACATTGTTGATGAGGATCTTGAGAAATGCCCATCTTTTACGAAGTTCCAACTTCCAAAAGATGATGTCCAATATTTAATTGGCCATAACATTGATTATGATATTGCAGCCATCAACCGCGCTGGTGTTGTGACGAAAGGTATTAAAGCGATCTGTACATTGGCAATGGCTAGACATTTATGGCCAACATTGGAAGCACATAACCTTTCTGCACTTGCGTACCAAATTAGCAATAATCGTAAGTCGACTCGTCGAGGTTTGCGTAACTCTCATTCAGCTTTAAACGATTGCAAAACTACTTATTCACTTTTGCTGGAGATTGTGCGAACTAAAGGCATTAAATCCTTTGAAGAGCTGTATGAGTTTTCAGAACAGGCAAGATACCCAACCCATATTTTTTACGGTAAATATAAAGGTTGGGCAATCAAGGATATGGATGACAGAGATATTCACTGGTTAATGAACAAAACTCTAGATGGACATCTCCATATAGCTCTCGAAAATGAACTACTTTCAAGAAATAGTATAGACGAAGAAGACGAACTGCCGTTCGTTTAATTGCACACCTCTTATGCGCCTCCGATCGGGGGCGCATTCCTCTAAAATATTCGTAATTATTTAAAATACTTAAATGTAGGTCTACTTATGTCTGCAGGTTTAGAAGTTCGTGGAAAATCGATGCGAATTTGGATGCGTCCGATCGCAACCGAACCCGTCATTAAAGAAACGTTAGACTGGGAATTTAATCCAGATAATCAAGATAGAGCAGAAAAACTGGCCAACTTAATAAAACTAGAAATACAGCTGGAGCAATTCAGCTTGGCCAAACATTTTCCAAACTCAAAACACTTAAAAAAGAATCAGATTAGTTACTATGCTCAGCTTTATTTGAGCCAAACAATTAAAGAAGTTGCACCGAGTACTTATGATTCTTATAAAGGCCATGTTTACAATCATATCATTCCAAAATGGGGCCCAATTAACCCAAAAGATATAAATACAAACATGCTTAAAAAGTGGATTGAGCACTTAAAAGATAGCTTAAACAATAAGACCGTACGAGAAATTATTACTCGTTTTTCGCAGATCCATGCGATATGGCGCGATGAAAGACAAATGCCTTATAACCCATTTGAAAACATTGTAATTCACCAAGTTGATACGCCTGAGCCAGATCCATTTAGCAAAGTCGAAATTGCAATGATCTTAAACACTGAAACGGATCTCGATATTCAAAACTTGTTGCCTTGTCTATTCTGGACTGGCCTTTCGATGTCGGAGCAGATCCCGATCGCTTGGGAAGATATTGACTTAGAGAAGGGTACTATCCAAATTTCTAGATCTTATGTCCGGGGAATTTATAGGGTTACTAAGAATCGACGCAGAAAGCGGAAAATCAAACTTCTTGAACCGGCAATTACTGCTCTCAAAAAACAATATCAAATTACAGGTAATGCTCGAGCAAAAACAATTGAAGTACTTCAGCGTGACAATAAGACCAGAAGAGCCGAAAAAGTTCGTTTTGTCTGGATTAACCACGAACGGTCGAATCATTTTGAATATCATGAACTGCGCTATCGTTGGAATAAACATTTAAAGAAAGCAAAAGTTCGTAAACGTGGAATTAACCAAGGTCGACATACCTTTGCCAGCCAACTTTTAACGTCTGGCCAAGTTCCTCCAGAGTGGATTGCCGAGCAGCTTGGCCACAGTGATACATCTATGATTTACAAGCATTACGGCAAACTCATTGCTGAGGATCTGCCAGACTACATTACCAAGCTAAACAACTACATCACGATGTAATTCTATTTACTCCAGACTTACTCGAAACCTTACATTCAAAACATTTTATAAGTGCCTATTACTCTAGGCACTTTTTTTATTTATTACTCCATTACTTCAAAACGTATAGAGCTGCCAAAAAGGTTAAGCCATTGATTCAGCACGTTTCAAAAAGTGACCATAAATAACAATCAAAGCTTGGCCACTAACGTGTATAAAAGACCTTAAATTCCCATATTCAGCATTTTTAATGAATAGTTGTAAGCTAAATAACTGATTTATATATATCTATATGCTTAATTGTGGTGGGTTCGAATCCCGTCATTCACCCCAATTTCGGAGCATAGCACAGCCTGGTAGTGCACCTGGTTTGGGACCAGGGGGTCGTAGGTTCGAATCCTACTGCTCCGACCATATTTAAAATCGTTTAAGCTTTCTAAAATATCCCATGATATTAAAATCATTTCTTCTTATCTTATAGATAGAAGGAATTTTTTTGTTTTCTATAATAAAATTTTAATTCCAAATTGCTCCAATATCTGAACTTATTTATATAAGCTCTGTTCTCTGCTA